TGGATCTTGGTTTTAAGCGGATCGTTTGGATTGTAGTTTCTGCGAATAGACAGCACCTGATTTGACGTTCTGTCTACTGTAATTACAAAAGGTAGGTGAAAGCCTTCTGGATCTTCAAATCCGGGAATATCTGTGGAAACATGAAACTCCAAGAGCTCATAAGTCATTTCCGCTGCGCCCGGACGAATGCCTTCCAGTTCGTCGGTTTTGCTTTTCGCATCGTCTATTATGCCTGTTTCACTGGGCTGCAACGGAATATCACGGTAAAAACCAGCTAATTGCTGTGCGCGAACCTCGTTATAGGTCATTTTTACGATGTGAGTGACTCTTTCGCATGTTTCAAGATCACTAGCCGTATATGGCACTACGAGATCCTCAACTGGGACAAAAGTGCTTACTGCCCGCTGTTTACTGGCATCAAAATAGACTTTTTTGAAAGCAGAGCCCGCTAAAGGCAAATAAAACAGCAATTGATCCATTTCTGGCGTGTATTCTTTCATTACAGTGGTGATTTCGTAGTTCATAAAATCTTCCACTCGGCGTGCTTGATCTTCGGTTTCCGGGGTTTCTGTGCCCATTATTCGTGTTTTTACAGGTCCTTTGGGAGGAAGAAGCTCTTTGAAAGCTTGGGCTTGAAATTGGGTAACTGATTCTGCTAAAAGGGGGTGGGTTACGCCTGATGCTCCGGGAAAAGGTCGTTCACGGTCTTCATATCTGAAACCGAGAAGATCCAATCCCTTGACATAGGTTTCTTCCCATTCGAGACGACTGCCATGGTCATCCTCGAACTCTCCTACAAGGTCATTGGCCAACCGACCAAGGTCCTGATCAGACAGATATTCTGCTAAATTTGCATCAAAAGGAGCCTCTGGCTGCATTCCCGCTTCATCAGGGAAAAAATCAACCTGTGCTTCACCGTTGTTACCAAATTCAACTGCAACATCGCTGTCCATTGGCATTGGTTGTTCGATTTCAACCGTTTGCCCAGCTTCGACATCTAAATCTATTAAATCCGCTATCCGATCAATGTTCGTCGGCTTATTTCCGCCAATCATTGCCATTATTTATACCTCGGTATTGGCGATACAATATCTATTAGTAAATTGCCTGCTTTTGTTCCAAAGCTTTCTTCTGGCATCATGGTTGCCTCCGTCATTTTTGCAACGGCTGGAACTGTAGCAAGAGCTGTTACTTTTTTCATTATGTCAGTAATTACACTATTAGCTTCTTTTGCCCTAAGTTCCCACTCTGCCGCTTCTCTAAATCTATTAAGTTTTCTAGCTTCTATTGCTGCTTGCTGAGCTCTACGAAGTTCGGTAAGCATGTTCTGGGCATATGTATGTGCAGTTGAGTCTGCAATATTTGGTTGCACAGTTTTAATGGCTTTTTGAAGAAGGTCTCTTGCCGCTTGCTGCATTGGTGATCTTTTACTGTAGGGAAGGTCGGTATCAACGTATGCTGTTTGTTTGTAACGATCCCAGTCGCTGTAACGATGCTTCTTTCCAAAACTCGCTTCACTTCTGTTTTTACCAATGAACTGTCCTGTTTTGCCTTCTCGCATCCGATTTGCTGTCTTTTTCAACAAAGACTCAATCCCTTTGGCTATTTTAACTGGATTAGCCATTATTTAATCCCTAAATAGACTGTTCCAGATCAATAAGTCTCCTACTGAGCCTTCTTCAAGTCCGGGTTCTTCGAGAACTTCGTCAAATTCCGTGGGGAATAAATCTTCTTCTGCTCCTCCTTCTTTGAAAAGAGTCTCACCTAATTTAGTCAAAGCTCCATAAGGAAGCAAATAGGAGCTTTGGTCAAAGTTAGAGTCTCCTTCAACGCCCTCAAAAATTTCTCCCGCTGGAGTCATTCCAAAATCAACGTCAATTTTTGTAGGAAGTTTTGTTGATTTCAGCATGTCTATAATGGCTTCTTCGTTTTTAGCGACTCCATAACCTGCGCCACCACCAAGAGCAAATGCAAGCCCTTGTTTTACTAGATCTGGAACTGGTGTTACAGGGGCTTGTCTAGCAAGGTCTCCTAAATTCGCTACTCTCATCATTTCTTCAGAATGTTGGTTCCGATAAAACGTTCTAAGTCTGTCTACTGCTGCATCTTTATTAGAGGAAGGCATTTTCATTTCATTAATTCTTGCTCTCGATTTGTTAAAAGCGTCCGAATAGTTCTTTTTATTCATTTGTGCAAAGAGCTTGGCACTCTGTGCATTTCTGAGTTTAGTGGCAGAACTTGTTAATACGTCGGGCTTTTTTCTTTTAAGAAGAGAAGCAAGACCTTTAGCTGCTGTAACTGGCCAAGGCATTAGAATATTCCAGTAAAATTGGTGCCACGTTTAGCGATTCCTCCGCCTCTTGATTTACCTTTGCCAGCTCCGGGCTTTGGTCCCTTTGATGTTGCCATCTTTTTCTGCTTGGCATAAGGAACAAATCCTTGGTCCTTGATCACTTCACCTTTTTTATCCGCCATTTTGTCCTCCCAATTAATAATATTCTTTAGCTCTGCGAGGTTCATTAACCTGCATATTGTAATCCGATTCTAACCCAATAAAGCCTCCCTGTCGATAACGCATCAGCGCTTGCGTAGTGGAGTCCACCAAATCATCGTAGTCTCCAAAAGGAAAGGCTGCGCATTCTTCGACCAGCTCATCTGCCCAACGGGTTTCCGGTACATATACCATACCAGATTCCAACATTGGTGCTACTGCATTTACCCGTGCAATTTTATCGTGTCCTTTTCCCGGTGAATAATTCACTACAGGAATTCCCGCTTGGCGCAATTCGTCGGTTAGTGGCAAGCCCGATGCCTTGGCTTCAACGATGATGGTATCTGGATCCCAGTAGGTATATTGTTCGTATGCAACCCGCTTTAGTTCAGGAAAATCCCAGCGTCCTTTCTTTACATCCAGCAACAGCAGTGCCGGTCTTTGCGAATCTTCATCAGGATAAAACACGCACCATGTGGTAATAGCCGAATAATCAGAAGTTTCCTTTTTGGTGTAAGCAGTATCGTAAGACTGAATTACATAATGCATTTTTGGCACTTCTTCCTTTTTCCAAGTTTGCCACCATTCCCTTTTTAAAATAGCGCCTTCTTCCGAAGTCGGAGCCTGCATCCATTGCGCAGACCATTTTGCTACAGGCAACGAAGCTTTTACTCCTTGTAGTTCAGCAATGCTCCAGTATTCGGGCCACAGAGCATTTCCACTGTCTGGGAAAATAGCTGGAAATTCGACTATTTCCCATTTGTCTGCGTGTTCTTCCACTTGTTTTGCTAACAGTCTTCCCGTTAAGTCCTTGGTCGACCATCGGGTCATCACTACGACAATAGCTCCTCCCGGCTGTAGTCTTTGCCGTGGTCCAGAGCTGTAGTAATCCCATGCATTGTCCAAGGCCGTGGGACTCAAAGCGTCTTGCTCTGAGTGAATGTCGTCAAGTACAAGGAGATCGGCTCCCCGACCAGTGACTGCTCCGCCAATACCAGTATAGAAAGCTTCCCCTCCGGCATTGGTTTCCCATCGCCCTGCCGATTTACTGTCTGCTTTTAGCTTGGCTCCGGGAAACACCAGCTGGTATTCGGGAGAATCAATAATATCTCTGACCTTACGACCAAAGCGAAAAGCAAGTTCGGCTGTATGGGTAACTTGTATTACTTTTAATTTGGGGTTATTGCCAAGAATCCATGAAGGAAAGAAGACTGAAGCAAATTCACTTTTAGTATGTCTCGGTGGCATGTTGACAATGAGCCTTTTTAGGTCTCCAGTAGCCACTCTTTCGAGCTTTTCTGCAAATATCTGGTGATGGCGACCTTCAATAAAGTCGGGCCATATGTGCTTTATATAGTGTAAAAAGCTCTCTTTTCCTTTTCTCTGGAGCTGTTTTGCACTCAAAGCCTCTGTTAATTCATATAATTCTTTTGTAGCATCAGGGTATTGCTCGGCTAAACGCTCCAGATTGATATCGTAAGCACTATTCGTCATTTACACAACTCCTTATTATGCGTGATGTTTTTACACCACCAATAGAATTCACTGTCTCCCAAGGTGTGTTTCATTATATTTACCCGCTGTGCCACCAGTTGTATATTACCAATTATATACCCTTTGTTTGGGTCTTTCCTATCAATACTGACATTAAAGTCCTGTCTTCCTTCTCCTGCTTGCCATGTTAAAAACACCCCGGATAACGCACATTTGCCCTCTTGTTTGTCCCAAAGCGTTTCCACATACTCACAATTTATTTCCCAATCAAAAGCTTTTCTTGAATATTTTAAGCTGCGAAACAATCCTTTTATATAGAGATAAGGAGAAGAACTTTTGTTGCTTGCTATCTGAGCAGACTTGCATTCCTTACAAACGTTCCGTGTGGATCTGAACCCTTCCAAGGGAAGCTCCCTTAGACAAGTTATGCAGACCTTGGATTTTTTCATATATATAATTTTTCCACGGACAAGGGACTCCTAACCTTTTTTATTGTGCAAGGGGGGTATCGGTTTGTCAAAGTTTCTGGATATTCTGTGCTCGTCTGTTTCTTTCTCTTTAGACAAAACATACAAGCAACACATAAGGGGGGGTTGGGCCATTCATTCAAGGGAAAGGGAAATAGGTCAGCCAATAAATAGCCCAACCCCCCCTTATGTGTTGCTTGTGGGCGAGGCGCGGAGAGCCAAGATGGAAAGTTATAGAAAGAGTAGAGTAGTTTCAGACAGAAAAGACAAGCAAGCAGATCAATGATGTGTCATTGATCTGCTTGCTTGTCTAGGAAAAGTTAAAAGTTGAGTGATTTAAAGGATTTACCATAGCGTCGTTTTTGCATGCCTTTGTTGGCTCTGTATATTGCCATTCCTATACTGGCACTCTTCCAATAACTAGGTAATAGAACAGATTGAAACCTATACTCCCAATCGATAGTATCGGTTCTCATGTCATGGTCAAAGAACAGTTGGTCTTGTGTGTGTTGTGGTAAGTGTAAAGGCATTTCGTTTTCCTCTAAAAGAAAGGATAACTTGCGTTATCCTTTCTCGGAGGTGCGTTAGTCCATCCGCCAAAAGATATAGACGGTGAACAATAACGCAATGACACAAAAGAGTGCAAGATAAGAATAAAGCATAATTGGATCAAACATTATTCTACCCTCCTCTAATGGCTTGTCTTAAGGATTTATCCTTATTTTTCATCAGATACTCAAACAAGTTTTGTACAATCTGAGCATAAACATCCTCTCTTGCATCTTCTTCTTCTTTATCAAACCACAGTTGACCTCCCAATTCATCCACCACAAGATTGATTAGGTGTTCATCCGTTCCATGTTTATGGACTCTTGTTTTGACTCTTGTTTTGTAGTCCTCTAAACCTTTCTGAGTGAGTTGGATTTTTGCGTGAGTTTCATCAAAGTCTATAATTCCAAACTCTATGTTACTAAAGTCAATATATGTTCTGTCTATCATTACTCTAGTTGTTTCATTAAGTTTCATTTTATTTTCTCCAAAAAAAGGGGACACCGAAGTGTCCCCCATTGTATTCAATTGCCAAAGGGCAATTGTCCTTGATCGGTGAGCATTTCCTCACCCGTGTAAACATGAGATATTGCTTGTCGAACTGTGTCTAACACGTGTTGTTCTTCAACTGTAATATCACCTTGTTTTTTGTTTGCCAACAGTTGCATCAACGTCATTATCAGTCGAGCGTCAACATCGTCAACGTTGGCTGATACTGCCATGATTGGTACAGTTGGTGTGGTTACATTATTTGGCATAATTAAATCCTCCTATGGTTATTAATAATGTACCTACTAGACTATACTAGTATGCATCATATGTCAAATATATTTATATCCCTCCCATATGTCTTTGCTTGACTTTGACGACCGCTGCACAGGTGGAAGCGGGGCCTTTCAGACAGAAAAGACAAGCAAGCAGAACCTCGATGGCTCTGCTTGCTTGTCCAAGAGCGAAGCTGCAGTGCCCGGGGGAAGAGGCAGTCTCAGACAGAAAAGACAAGCAAGCAGACCATGAACGATCTGCTTGCTTGTCTATGGGAGCTGTGGCATAATAACGGGATGA